GACCTGCGAGCACTGCCACAAGGCCGTCACGGCGAACTCCTACAAGGTGCACCACGGCGTGAAGTGCTGGAGGGCACCGTGAGGGAGCTGAAGCGCTCCCAGATCAAGGACCACCGGGAGGCCCTTACATCTCAGCAGCGAGGGGTCTGCGCCCTCTGCGGTCTGCCATTTCTACCGGGCCAGCACGTCCTTGACCACGACCACAAGACGAACCTGGTTAGAGGCGTTATCCACAGGTCGTGCAACACCGTGCTTGGTCGTGTCGAGAATGGCGCGAGATATGGACGGGGCTTTGACGCCATTGCCTTCGCGAAGGGGGTCGCGCAGTACCTCACGAAGACGCATGACGGCGTGCTGTACCCACCCAAGCCAAAGCGGAGGAAGAAATGAAGCACATCATTCTTGTCACTGGCTACCCAGGTGCAGGCAAGACGACCCTGCTCAAGAATCTCCACAAGGAGAGCACCAACCTCGAGACCTACTGGCGCTGCGACAGTCCCTTCAGTGCTCAGTCGCTTCGTGGTCTGCCAAAGCACAGCCAGGTCGGCAGCAAGTGGTCGTTTGATGACATCGAGTATGTGACCGCTGGGTGCTTTCGCAAGTCGGATACCAAGAAGCAAGGAAGCGACATCTTCGTCTCAACCCCAAAGTATGAGGTCATCGATTGGCTGCTCACGAAGGGCGACATCCTCATCTGGGAGAGCTTCAACATCGGTCCTCAGATGGTCAATCGATGTCTTCAGCGCGGCCAGGTAACCTACCTTCAACTTGAGTTGCCAAGAGAGACGGCGATGGAGAGACGCGACCTTCGTCGTGACGTCGCCCACGGGTGTGCCAAGGCGGCAGCGGACCTGCAGCACTTCTATGACGGGGTAGAGCGGCGCTGGGAGCGTGCAAATCTTACTGCCGCCACCTGCATCACCACGAAAGATGCGCTTCCTACCCTCAAGAAGGTACTCAAGAAATGCTGATACTCTTCAGCGGCGGTGTCGAGTCCACCGCCCTAAAACCCACCGATGAAATCCGTTAAATAGTTCTCAAACACAAGGAACCCTATGGCACAGCAGTATGATGGCACGCTTGAGCGACCGCACGGAAAGTTCTCCAAGGAGGACCCTCGCTGGTTGAACTACGTTTACCAGCTCGCCTACCAGCAGGGAATGCTGCGTCGAGATGTCGCCGCCAAGTGCGGTGTTCCTCCGCAGAGCTTTACCGCCACGCCGGAGATTATCTCCATCTGGCGTGAGGGCTACGCCGACCACCGCTCAAGGATCTACACGGAGCTTCTGAACTTCGCCCTCGCGGAGCCAATGGACTACGACGACCCCATTGAGCGCACCTCCGTGCGCAGCTCCAAGCTGGACGCCACCAAGACCATCGTCAAGATCTTCGAGAAGCGCGACGAGATGGAGCAGGTCAAGGAGGAGATGAAGGAGACCCGCGGTGCCCTTGCCAAGCTGACCGACGCGGAGCTTCGCACCAGAGCTGAAGAGCTGCTGCGCAGGTGAACATCACCGAGGAACGGGCAGACTACGCGCGGTTCCTTACGGAACGAGGCTTCACCGAGCGCGCCGTTAGGGCACTTGTCGATGACCTAACGGACCACATCGAGATGCCACCTGAGTTTAGGAAGCACGTCGTGAAGCCCTCGCCTATTGAAGGACTTGGTATGTTCGCCACCGTTGCCATTGAGCCCGGGGACGTTGCACCGGCCCGTCTTGAGGGGCGGCGTACGGACGCAGGCAGACGCACCAACCACTCACCGCACCCAAACTGCATCTTTGAACCTCGAGGTCTTGACCTAATGCTCGTTGCCACCAAGCACATCCAACCAGGCGTTGAACTGACGATTGACTACCGCCAGGCAGGCCAGGTCAACGGCTGGAACGAGACGCACTACGCGCTTCTACGATGACCGCTGCGCTGCAGGAAATTCTCGAGGAACTTGAACGGCGTCAGGTCGAGGGCGGTGCATATCGCCGCTTCTTCACCGAGGAGAACACGCGAAACCTCTATCCCAAGCACTGGGAGTTCTTTGACGCGGGAGCCACACACCGGCAGCGCCTCTTCCGAGCTGCCAACCGAGTAGGCAAGACCACAAGCGCCGCCTGCGAGGTTGTCTATCACCTGACGGGTCGGTATCCCGAGCACTGGAAGGGGCGCCGCTTCAACGGTGCCTCTCAGTGGTGGGTATGCGGTAAGTCCTCTGAGACGGTGCGTCAGATCCTACAGCCTATTCTCCTTGGACCCATTGGGCAGTTTGGCACGGGGCTTGTGCCCAAGGACGACCTCGACTTCGAGTCCCTTGCCAACGCCAAGAAGTCCTCCACCGGCGTCTCCTCCTTTCGGGTAAAGCACGTCAGCGGCAACTGGTCGCAGGTAGAGTTCAAGTCCTATGACCAAGGGCGTCAGGCCTTTGAGGGCACGGAGCGGTCAATCTGGCTTGACGAGGAACCCGGCCTTGACGTCTATTCGGAGTGTCTTCTTCGGACAATGACGGGAGACAACTGCCTCCTGATGACCTTCACTCCGCTGAAGGGTGCCTCCGAGGTCGTGATGTCCTTCAGCTCGGACGGCATCTTCGAGGAAGGCACCGTTGGACCGGGCAAGCACGTCACCTCCTGCACCTGGGATGATGTGCCTCACCTCGATGAGGCCACAAAGGCGGAGCTGCTTGCGTCCATTCCTCCCTTCCAGCGGGACGCTCGAAGCAAGGGTATTCCAGCCCTTGGCGCGGGAGTGGTCTATCCGGTGCCCGAGTCGGAGTTTGTGATCGCTCCACAGCCGCTTCCGCCCCACTGGAAGCGCCTCTATGGAATGGACGTGGGCTCCAAGACCGCCGCCGTTTGGCTTGCCATCGACCCCGAGGCCGGGGAGATCTGGGCGTACCAAGAGTACTACAAGGAGCGAGAGGAACCGTCAATTCACACCACCGGCATCAAGGCCAAGGGGGACTGGATTCCCGGTGCCATCGACCCTGCCTCACGCGGTCGCAGCCAGATCGATGGACAGCAGCTGATGACGATGTATGCCGACCTTGGGCTGAGGCTTTCCCCTGCCGTCAATGCCGTTGAGAGCGGGCTCTTTACCGTCTGGGAACTGCTGAGCACCGGGCGGCTTAAGGTCTTCAGCACCTGCACGGGACTGCTTCGAGAGATGCGGTCCTACTCTCGGGATGAGGCCGGCAAGGTCATCAAGAAGAATGACCACCTTTGCGACAGTATGAGATATGCCGTGATGACTCGAGACATTGCCTGCGCGCACAGCACGCTAAATACACAGCTAAATAGCCTCCCCACCAAGGGCTGGCGCATCTAAGGATCCACAATGGAAATCATTCAAGAGGCACTTAAGCGCTTCAAGCAGGCCCAGGACTTCTACGATCCTATTCGCCAAGCCGCCCGAGAGGACCTTGCCTTCGTCAATGGTGACCAGTGGTCCACGCCTGAGACAACGGACGAGATGCGGCTGACGGTAAACCTGCTCGGACCTTTCCTGCGGCAGATTACCGCCGAAGCGCGACAGGCCAACCCCTCCATTCGGGTGGTCCCTGCCGGTTCCGGGGCTGACGAGGACAAGGCGGAAATCTACGGTGGCCTTATTCGCCACATCGAGCAGTTCAGCGAGGCGGAGGTCTCGTATCAGCAGGCACTGTGGTATGCTGCCGCCGCAGGTGAGGGCTACCTCACCATCGACAGCGAGTACTGCGATGACGTCTCCTTTGACCAAAACCTCGTCATCAAGGGCATCAACAACCCCGAGAAGGTCTTCCTGGACCCCCTGCACGAGCACCTAGATGGTCACGACGCGGAATGGGGCTTCATCGTTGAGGACATCTCCCACGACGCCTACATCCGGCAGTTTCCAAAGTCAAGCCTCACCGGCGGCATTGCCAAGTGGAACCTCTTGGACCTTCCAGGAGACTGGCTTACGAAGGACACGGTTCGCGTTGCTCGGTACTGGGTCAAGGAATACGAGATGCGCACCGTGTATCTCGTTGAGGATCCTCTGACTGGGCAGCAGACAACCTCTGAGGAACCACCTGACGACACCAAGGCGCTCATCAAGAAGCGCCAGTCTCAGTTCTGCACCGTGAAGTGCTACCTCATCAATGCGACCGAGGTGCTCGAGGAGACGGAGTGGCCCGGCAAGTACATCCCCATCATCAAGGTGACCGGTGAGTCCTACTACGTTGGCGGTGAGAAGATGCAGTACGGCGCCATCCGCTTCGCCAAGGACCCACAGCGGCAGTACAACTACTTCACCTCTCGGCAGACCGAGATGGTCGACCTTGCTCCGAAGAACGCCTTCGTCGGTGCCACCGGCCAGTTCGCCAACAACCCAGAGAAGTGGGCCAACGCCAACCGCATCAACTATGGCTTCCTTGACTACACCCCAACGGCTCTGAATGGACAGCCGGTACCACCGCCCTCCCGCGTCTCCGGTCTCGATATGGGTGCCTTCCAAGGCGTGGCTGCCAGCCGCGCTCAAGCACTCGAGGACCTGAAGCTGACCTTTGGCCTACACGATGCCGCCCTTGGACGAGTTCAAGGTGAGGCCTCCGGCGTCGCGCTGCAGAACCGCGTTGAGCAGTCCTCGCGCAGCACCTACCAGTACTTCGACCACTTCCTGTCGGCTCTTCGCTGCCTGGGTCGGCAGCTGGTCGGGCTCATTCCGCACTTCTACGACACGGAGCGCACCATTCGCATCGTGAAGCCCACCACTGAGGACGCGCTGGTCACCATCAATTCACTCGAGAACGGCAACCGCTACGACCTGACCTATGGGTCCTACGACGTTGTGGTAACTACCGGTCCGGCCTATGCCTCCAAGCGCCAGGAGGCGTATGACGCGATGTCAGGGCTTGCGCAGTCAAACCCACAGGCAGGAGCCGTCATTGGTGACCTCATTGCCTCGCAGGTGGACAGCCCGATGGCCAAGCTGGCGGCGAAGCGCATCAAGGCGACCATTCCGAAGGAAATCCTCGCGGCCACCGGTGAGGATGACGGTGATGATATGGCACCGAAGGTGCTGCTTCAGAAGGCACAGCAGGAGTTGTCTCGCGCTCAGATGGAGCTGCAGCAGAAGGACCTCGAGAACCAGGAGCTGCAGACCAAGGTGCGCATCGCCGAGGACAAGAGCGCCCTGGAGCTCACCAAGATGGACGTTGAGAGCGAGCACAAGGGACGAGAACTTGCGCACACCGAGCGCATCACCGAGATGGAGTTCGAACTCAAGCTCAAGGAACTGGAACTTAAGGAGCGCCAGATAAACCTCGCTGAGAGAGAACTGCAGATGAAGGCAACGTTGGCGGCGCACGAGATGAACGAGACCGAGCGTCCCAAGCTGCCAACCGTTCCAGACATGGAGAGCGACACAAATTTAGGCGGAAGCCTTGATTGAACGCTGGTTTTCACTAAATAAACTCGGCTACTGGTCACCGCCTTGACCAGGTAAAAATCCCAAGAACTGGAGAATGTTCAATGAGTGAAGTTACGCTACCAGAGGTCGATGAGACCCTGCCGGGCACCGAAGACCAAGTCGCACCAACCGATGAGGTCACTCCTCCAACTTCAGAGGAGCACGAGAGTACTGAGGAAGTTTCCACTGAGGAACCACCCGAGGTCAAGGTTGATGAGCATAAGACGGGTTTTCAGAAGCGAATTCAAAAGTTCCAAGCCAAGATCTCGGCAGCCGAACAGGAGAAGGAGTACTGGAAGCAGGTCGCGCTGGAGGGTCGTCAAGTTCAGGTAGCTCAACCGCAAGGTGAGAAGCCCAAGCTGGCCGACTATGACAGCGTTGAGGACTACGTTGAGGCCCGTGAGCAGTTCCTAAAGCAGGACCTTCTCGCCCAAGTGCAGCAGCAGGCGGAGCAATTCACCCGGCGCAGCACGACAATGGCCTCGTATGAGCAGAAGGTCAGTGAGGCCCGCAAGGCGCTACCTGACTGGGAAGAGGTAATGGAGCTGGCGGCCGACGAGCCAACCGCCTCAGAGACCGTCCAGTTCTGCTTGGACAGCGACGTGGGACCCCGTATTGCATATCATCTCGCCAAGAACCCGGAGGAACACGAGCGCATCAACAAGCTTTCACCGATGCGTCGAGTTGCTGAACTTGGAAAGTTGGAGGATCGACTGAAGTCACCGGTAGCAGCACCCGCCAAGGCAGTAACCAAGGCACCTGCGAAGCTGACGGACGTCAAAGGAACTGGCTCAGCAGTTATCAAGCACCCAGGCGATGCGACAAGCTACGCCGAGTGGAAGAAGCTTGATGATGCACGCAAGGCCAAAAAGTAACCACTCATTGAAAGGTTCATCATGACGCAAAACGTCTTTCGCACCCTAGCGGACATCACATTCAAGTCCGCTGACGTGCTCTCCAACTCGCTCGGTTTCACCTCCAAGGTCAACCGCAACTACGACGACCGCTTCGCCAAGACCGGTGCCAAGATTGGTGCAACCACCAACATGCGCCTGCCAGGTCAGTTCACCTTCAGCAACGGTGCCGCCATCGACATCCAGTCCCTCTCGGACCGCGTGATGCCCCTGACGCTTACCAAGCAGTACCAGCGCGCCTTCAGCGTGACTTCTGCTGACCTCGCGCTGTCGGTTGATGACTTCACGGAGCGCTACACCAAGCCTGCCATGATCAACATGGCCAACGAGATTGACTATGACGGTCTCCAGCTTGCCCTCCAGTATGCCAACAACTCAGTTGGCACACCGGGCACGGCACCGAACAGCACAGCAACGTTCCAAGCCCTCGTGGCCGCCGGTCGTCGCAAGCTGGTCGAGAACCTGGTACCGATGGGTGAGACCCTCTACATGGTCGCTCCTCCGGTGGTCAATGAGTATGGCTACCAGTTCCTGACGCAGGTCTTCAACCCGCAGAACGTCATCGGTGAGCAGTACACCTCAGGTGTGATCGCTCGTGCCGGCGGCTTCGACTGGATGGAATCGCAGCTGGTTCCGCAGTACACCACGGGCGTCTACTCTAGTTCACCAGTGACGAGCTCGGGTGGCCAATCCGGTTCAGTTCTGGCTACAAGCGGCTGGGGTGCTGGTTCAACGCTCGACGTTGGCGCGGTGTTCACCATCGCTGACGTGTACGCAGTGAACGCACAGACGAAGGTCTCCCTGGGTTACCTGCAGCAGTTCACGGTCACGGCCAAGAACGTTGCTGGCACAACGCACAACCTGAGCATCAGCCCAGCAATCGTTGGACCAGGCTCGACGGCACAGAACGTTGACTCCCTCCCGGGCAACAACAAGGCGCTGACAATCGTTGGTGCTACGGCTACTTCGGACAACATGTCCATCGCGTTCCACAAGAATGCCTTCGTGTTTGGTACGGCCGACCTGGCTCCGCTCAGCAATGGCGCGGTCTCCAAGGTTGTGTCTCTGCCGGAACTGGGTCTCTCGTGCCGCGTCGCAATGCAGGACGACATCCGCTCGGACTCGCTCCTGATGCGTGTGGACTTGCTTGGTGGTTGGGCTCCGCTCTACCCGCAGCTGGCAACGAAGGTTAACTTCGGCTAAGAACATTGAGGGACTTCGGTCCCTCACACCCAACTCATAAAGGAAACACCATGGCTATCACATCCACTCCAGCAACGACAACCACCGACGTCGCTCAAACCGTTGGCAATCCTGACGCTCTTATTGGCGTCAAGGGTACGGCCCCGGAAATCACCATCGGCAATGCCGCCGCAAAGGTTGGTTTCTATGGAACCGCACCTCTTGCCAAGCAGACCGGTGTTGCTGTCTCGGCAGCCGGCGTCCACGCAGCACTCGTTGCTCTGGGCCTCATCGCTGCTTGATTGGGTTCTTCGGAACCCTGAAGGGCTCGCCATCTCGTGAGAGACCGCGAGCCCTTCGTGCTAAATAATGGACTAAACCGGAGGCACCCTTGAC